ACAGCGATCCTGCCGTCTCTCAACTCGATCATGAAAGCGGTCGGCCCGATCCTGATCGGGTTCGCCGAATGGGCCCAGAACAATCAGTGGGTGGTCACCGGCATCGTCCTGATTGGCGGCGCCCTGGCCGGGCTGGTCATCGCCCTGCCGATCATCGCTGGTGTGATTGGTGCCATCACCACCATCGGTGGTGCCATCGCCGTGGCGACGCCCATCATTGCCGGCCTGGGGACGGTGTTTGCTCTGCTCGCGGGGCCCATCGGCATCGCCGCCGCGGCGATCATCGGCATCGGGGCGCTGGCGTTCGTGGTCATCAAGAACTGGTCTTCGATCAGCGGTTTCTTCTCTCGCCTCTGGCAGGGCATTGTGCAAAGCGCGGTCAAGGTTGGCCCTGGCCTCCTCGCCATGCTGGGCGGTGTGCCGATGGCGATCGTTTCCCTGTTCGCTGCCACCCCGATCGGGAAGCGCATCATTGACCTGATCCTCAATGGCCTGCGCTCTCGGGCCACAGCCCTCTTCTCCTGGATCAGCGGTGCAATCAGCCGCGTTGGCAGCATGGTCTCCGGCGGCGGCAGCCCAGCCACACCAGCCAACAACATCGTCCCCATCCCAGGTCGCGCCATGGGTGGCCGCGTCCGGGCAGGGATGCCCTACATGGTCGGTGAGCGCCGCCCCGAGCTGTTCGTCCCTGGGCAGGACGGATCCATCATCCCCAGGGTTGGGCGCCCGCTTTCCGCCGCGGCGATGGCCGCTCTTCTTGCCGCCCCATCTGGAGCGACCGGTGCACCCGCCCGCGCCGGCGCGACCCTTCATGCCAACATCACGATCAATGCTCCCAGTGGCGATGCTGGCGCGATCCGGCAGGAAGTCGAGCAGGCGCTGAACGATCTAATGCGGCGCCTTGAGTTCGAGCAACGCACTGCGCTCAACGACTGATCATGGCCACCCCCCTCTTTCAGCTTGGCGATTTCCAGTTCGACTTGCCCAACGGCGTTCCGCAGACACTGGATCGCACCGCTGAGTATCGCTGGGAAACACTGGATCGCCTCCAGCGTGCGCCAGCGGTGCAGTACCTGGGGCCCGGCTCGCAGGAGATCACCCTGGACGGAGTGCTCTATCCAGGATTCAGCGGGCGGCAGACCACCGTCGAAACTCTCCGCACCCTGGCTGAGAAGGGCGAGCCGCAGATGCTCGCCGATGGCAATGGCCGCATCTGGGGGCGCTGGGTGATCCGCAGCCTGCGCGAGGGCCTCAGCACGTTCGCCCCGGGTGGTGGTGCCAGGCAGATCACCTTCTCGGTTTCGTTGGTGCGCTACGTCGAGGACAACCCGGGCCAGGCGGCCAGCCCCCTCGCAACATCGCTCAGCTCCAGCGCGGGGGGCGTGGCAGCGGTCAGCCTGCCGTCGTTCATCGAGGCAGCTTCAGCGTTTGATGCTGCGGCATGGGCCAAGGCCGATCCGATCGGCGCCATTGCGCAAGGTGCTGGGCTCAACCTGGGGCAGATTGCGACCATTGCCAAGGCCATCAAAGATCAGGATTACATCGGCGCGGCATTCTCAGCCTTCGGCATCACACCCCTGTCAGTGGCGCAGCAGGGCGTCTGGGCAGAGCTGGGCGTCAACGCCCTGCAGATGGCGCAGGAGATGGCGCTCGGCCGCGGCGCACCGACGATGAGCAGCGTGCTGGAGCTGCTGCGACCTGCCACATCCTCCATGCTCGACACTCTGGGCGGCGGCACCGGCGGGCGAGATGCGCTGCGCGACATGCTCGACAACGCTGCCACGATCGCCACCGTCCTGAACGTTGATCCAAAAATCACGGATGAGGTCCGGGAGCTGATCACGCAATGAGCCAGATCTACATCACACGGCAGTTTGACGTGATCGACGAGATCTGTGCTCGGTACTATGGCCGCACCCAACAGACCGTCGAAGCTGTGCTGCTGGCCAACCCGGACCTGGCCGACCTGGCGCCGATCCTGCCCGAGGGGCTGAAGATCAGCCTGCCAGATCTGCCCGAGCCCAGCACGTCTGAGTCGGTGAGGATCTGGGACCCATGAGCACCCCAGCCTTCCGCATCGTTGCCGATGGCACGGACATCAGCGACAAGATTCGCGACAGGTTGATCAGCCTGCGGATCACAGATCAATCCGGCCAGCAGTCCGACACCCTGGAGCTGACCGTGGATGATCGCGATCGGCGGATGGAGCTGCCACGCTATGGCACCTGGCTGCGCGTGTGGCTGGGCTACAGCAGCGGAGGGCAGAAGCCTGCCTACATGGGCGCCTATGCCGTCGAGGAGGTTGATCTGAGCATGGGCCCACGATCGGTGGTGATCCGCGCGACGGCATCACAGACCGCCCCAGAACTGGTCAAGGCCAGTCGCTCCCAGAGTTGGATCAACACCACGCTGGGCACCATCGTGGGGGAGATCGGGAAACGCAGCGGCCTGCAGGTGGTGATCAAGGGCTCTCTGGCCGCCACCCAGATCAAGCACGAAGACCAGACCGGCGAGACGGATCAAGCCCTGCTGACCCGCCTGGCTGAGCGCTACGGAGCGGTGATCAAACCGGCGGACGGCAAGCTCGTAGTGGTGCCCAAGGGGGCGCCCACCACCGCCGGTGCCGCCACCATCCGACTGGAGGAGGTGAGCAACTGGCGAGCAACGATCAAGGGTCGGGGCGCCTTTGGCGGCGTGAAGGCCCGCTGGCTGGATCGGACCACCAACACGGAGAAGGTGGTGACGGCGGGCGAGAGCAGCGGTCGGTTGCCGGTGTTCGAGGAACGCCAGCTGCACAAGAATCAGGCGGAGGCGGAGAAGGCCGCGGCGGCCAGGTTGCAGTCGTTTCGATCGGGTGAGGTGCGGGTGAGCCTCCAGATAGTGGGCCGCCCGGACGTGAACGCTGAGGGAAGCATCACGCTGCAGGGGTTCCGGGCAGAGGTGGACGGCACGTGGCAGGCAAAGCAGATCACTCACGAGCTCGCGAGCGGAGGTTACACCACGTCGGTGGAATGCGGCACGGAGGGCAGCGACAACGACGACTGGACATCTGGTGAGAGCGGCGGTGGCCTCGGGATGAATGGCGTGCGGGCGGGGGCGAACAACGGCCGGCCCGCGAGTGAGAAGGCCCGCCTGCTGGCACAGGCGGCTGAGCGTGCGCGGGGAATGGGCACCAGGGGTGGGCCTGACGGGGGGAACAACGCGTGCGTCTACGCAGTGAACAAGGTCATGCGCAGCGCAGGCATCACCCCTCCATGGGGCAACAGCAACTACGTGCCGACAGCTCGATCGGTGCTCGCGAGCGGCGCTGGCACACTTCTGTCCGGACCTGAGCCGGGTGCCATCGTAATCTTTAGAGACAACGGCAGCCCACCGTACCCACACATCGGGATCGTGCAAACCGACGGCCGCACAATCATCTCAAACAGCTCCAGCAGGGGAGCGTTCACGTGGGTTGCATCGCCGGCCAGCTATGCGGGGTATTACGGCCGCAGCCCCGAGTACTGGAGGCTCCGATGACAGCAGCTAGACTGATCCCACCGGGATCGCTTTTTGTGGCTGACGACAACGACCAAAAGCCAGACGAAAGCTCTCTTTCCAAGCGACTTGGCGACCTGACTTTTTACCTGGTCGGCGTTGGCACGATTGCATTGGTCGCCACAAGCATCAGGGTTTGGGCTGGCATGGATGTAATCCAAACGCAAATCCAAACCTTGGTCAAATCTGACGCGAACCAAGACATTCGCATTGAGCAGGTCCGCACGGAAATGAACAATATGCGCGTGCAACTCGGTATTATGCGTGAAACTATTCGCCTTCTCGGTGGTGGCAATCATTGACCAACGATATCCTTGACCCGATCCCGTTCTTTCAGCACTGGAAGAACTTGCCTCATCAACGAGCGGCAGTGCAACAGCTGTGGGAGGCAGTGCCCGCCAGCCTGAAGCAGCGCGATGCCAGCTGGTATGAGACATGGAAGGCCGGCGGCAAGCAGGAGGAGCCCCGCACCAGCACCAACCCCCTGCAGGTGCGGTACTTCAGCCAGCGCGACAGTGGCACGCCTCACGCCTTCCGGATGTGCTTCAGCAGCTCCTGCGCCATGATGCTGGAGGCGATCAAGCCCGGCACGCTCCAAGGCGCGAACGGCGACGACACCTACCTGGGCCGGGTGTTCCGCTATGGCGACACCACCGACGCGCAGGCGCAGATCCGTGCTCTTGCGGACTTTGGCGTCAGGGCGCAGCTTGTCCAGAACGCCAACTGGGGTTCCCTCGAACGACAGATCGCCCGCGGCATCCCCGTGCCCATTGGCATCCTCCACAAGGGGCCCGTCACCGCACCAACCGGCGGCGGCCACTGGATTACTGCGATCGGTCACACTCCTGACGCGATCGTTGTTCACGATCCGTTCGGCAACCTGGACCTGGCGACAGGCCGCTACATCGACAACTGGGGCGCCAGGCTCCACTACTCTCGCAAAAACCTTGGCCCCAGGTGGATGGTCGAAGGACCAAGCACCGGCTGGGCCATTATCGCTACGCTCTGAGGCCGTCATGCAATTCCTTCGCTACCTGATTGATCACCGGCGTGATCTGTTCGAGATCGCCATGGCGGCGCACGCCACGGCCATGCTCGTCGTCAACCTCACGCCAACCCCCAAGGATGACGAAGTGACGGGCGCCACGGGCGTGGTGATCCGTCAGGTCTACCGCGCGCTGGAGATCCTCGCTGGCATCGTCTCCCCCCTGGCGAAGCGCTGATGGTGGCGGCAAACGACAGCGCCCTCGTGCGCCAGATCGAGCTGCATGAGGGGATCCGCCTGCGGCCTTATCGCTGCACCGCAGGGAAGCTCACGATCGGCGTGGGCCGCAACCTGGAGGATCGTGGGATCACGCTGGCCGAGGCCCGGTTGCTCCTGGCCAATGATCTCGCGGACGTCCGCAACGGTCTGCTGAACGCGCTGCCATGGGTGGCCGGGCTGGACGATGTGCGCCAGCGGGTGCTGATCGACATGGCCTTCAACCTGGGCATCCAGGGCCTGCTGGACTTCAAGCGGACGCTGGAGGCCGTGCGACAGGGGCGGTACCACCAGGCGGCCGGGATGATGCTGGAGAGCCGGTGGGCCAGGCAAGTGGGGCAGCGCGCGCAACGGCTGAGCCAGATGATGCGAGACGGCAAGGAGCCACCTGAGCTGAGGAGCAGAGGATGAAAAGCCCAGGGGTGTCTCACTTCCCTGGGCATGCGTTCCATCCGTGGGGAACGGTAGCAGTCAGGCGAGGGCCTGTCTGACGCGATAGCGGCTGATGCCCAGTTTGTGAGCGATTGCTTGCTGGGAGAGACCATCGCGGCGGAGGCGCCGGATCTGCTGCCGTTGTGTTTCGGTCGCTCGTTCGACGAGGGTGATGACGAGAAGGATCGGGAAGAGGATCCAGAGCAGAGAGGAGAGAGCGGAGAGGATGGTGTTCATTGCTGTGTGGTGGACGGGCATCACTGCCGCCGCGTCCATGGCCAGACGATACGGCCCACATCCTGGAGAGGGAATGGGGACGTAATAAACCGTTACATCCGGTGTGAGCTGGCCTCCTCCAGGAGTGCGCGGCGGCCTGCATGGAATTGAGGTGGCAGCGGAGGCGGTACAGGGAGGCCTCGACGGCTGCGAGATCAGCGAGGGCTGTGGTGGTGTCCATGGCGTGGGGTGGTGTGGGGTGGCCGGAGCCATCACACGATGTGTGAGAGGACCCCTTCGAGGGCGCCCACGTGGGCGTGAGCAGCGCTCAGGGTGCGGCGTGTCTCCAGCGGGAGCGTGCGCCACAGCTCAGTGTCCTGGAGCGCCTCGATGGCGTTCCAGATGTCACAGCAGTGCTCGTGAGCAGCCGTCAGGTCTTCGTAGGTGCCTTCGAGGAAGCGCAGGTCGTCCATGGGATGTGGTGCGGTGGGACTCCTCTAGTGTGCGCCAGAACGTCACACCACAGGGATCAGCACGCCTGTACCAGGCTGGTCAAACCCCTTGCGGCGCAACGGGTTTCGGCTGCTTGTGCCAATTAAAAAGTGTCACCATAAGCAGGAACTGGCACACGACTGGCACGCCTAAACCGTGAAAAGTGGCACAAGGCGGCGGCGTTTTGGTATCACTATTATACAAAAACGTCTTTTTGGCCCGAGCGTGTGGCGGGTCGCTGAGATCGACTGCACCGCAAGGAGTTTCGGCTGATGAGAATGGCTTGCATTAAGGCTAATCCTTGAGATCGGCTGCAGCGCAAGGCTTTTCACGGAATCCCTGAAACACACTGCGGCGCAAGGGGTTTGGGCAAAACGGTACAGGCGTACTTGTGAAAAAGTCGTTTTCCACAGGGGTGTGACAGTTGGTCTTTACACTCTGTCGCAATCAGGGCTGAGCGGATGTACTACAAGGCCAAACCCCCTGCAGGGCAATAGATCTGGGTGATAAGTGGTAAATGTTTATTGCCTGTATTGCAGAGCGCATGGATCACACCCCCAGATCGTCCGCCACGCGCTCCACCGCCGCACGCGCCGCGTCGTCCACCAGGTGGGCATAGCGGCTCGTCGTCTGCGTGCTCCGATGCCCCAGCAGCTGGCCCACGGTGCCCAGCGTCTGGCCACCGCTCAGGCTGTAGGACGCGAACGTGTGCCGCAGGTCATGCACCCGCAGATCCTCCACCCCCGCATCCGACAGCAGCGCCAGCCACATCCGCCGATACCCCACCAGAGGGCGCTCGCCTGTCTCGCCAGGGATCACCCAACGATTTTCGGGGAGCTGCTCCCCGACTTTCGATCGGAGCTCCCCCAAGATCGCCAGCGCTCGATCGCTCAGCCGCACATCGGCCGCCCCCGTCTTCCCCCGCTCCGCAGGCACCAGCAGCACGCGGCGGCGCCAGTCGATCTCTGACCACTGCGCCCCCATCACCTCCCGCAGGCGGGCCCCGGTGAGCAGCAGCAACCGCACCAGCTGCACGAACCGCCACCTCACCCCAGCTGGACCTGCAGCCTCCCACCGAGCCATCGCCTCGCGCAGGCGGGCCAGCTCTTCAGGGCTGGCATAGCGTCGCCGCTGTCGCTCCGGGTGGGCTCTCACACCCCGGGCCGGGTTGGTGCCGACCGGCCGCCAGCCCCACTCCTCGGCCAACCCCATCGCCACGCCGAGCACCTCCAGTGCCCGGTTCGCCGTGGCTGGCTGCGGGTGGCAGGCGTGCCACTCACGCACCTGCTCACGGGTGAGGGCGGCCACGCGCACGCGCGCGAACGCTGGCAGCAGGTGACGTCGCCAGAGGATCTCATCGTTGCGACCGGATCGCTTCCGGCTGGCGTGGGCCTGCAGGTGACGGGAGGCCAGGGCCTCGATAGTCGGGGCTTCCCTGGCGGCTCGCCGCTCCGCCCCTGGATCGCCTCCCGCCCGCACGCGCGCGAGAGCTTCACGCGCCAGCTCGCGTGCATGGTCCGGGGAGAGCTCTGCCGGGGTGCCCAGCTTCAGCTCTCGCTGGGCCCCGTCGACGCGATGGCGCAGGTAGTAGGTGCGGGCGCCCGAGGGGAGCACCAGCAGGCAGAGACCGGGCACCAGGCTGTCGTTGAGCCGGTAGCGCTGGGGGCGGGGGAGGGCGCGATCAACGAGTGTGCGGGTGAGCTTCATGAGCGACCTTCCTTCGACCCACGCCTTCTGCTGGGCCAACTCGCAGGATGATGTAGCCAGGATTCCCGCGAATTCCTCTGGTGTATTCGATCAAGCCGCATTTTCGCAGCCGACTAAAAAGAAAGCTTACGTGGGAGGCGGAGTTGACCTTTAGTACATCCATCAAATCACCAATGTGTGTTGGATGATTAGGTCGTAACTTCATGCGAGCCAGTGCCAAGCAGGCGATAAAAACTCGGTTTGGTATGCGGTGGCTGTTGGCCAGGAGGTAGGTGACGAGTTCGGTTTCAGTCATTAGTGGTTCACTTCCTGGCGCAGAGTGCGCTCAGCGTGGCGGCGACGGCGCAGCATCCCCGCATAGGCGATGCGGGCCTCACTGCCTCGGAAACGATCATCTATGCCAAGCTCTTCTTCGATGCACTCCATCAGGTCACAAAAGGTATAGCAACCGACCAAGTCGTTGCCGACCGCGTAGCAGGATCCGCACGTCCTGTAGGTGCTCCACTGCCCATCCCATAGGCCGCGGCTCTCCCAATAGTGATGGCCTGGCTCGATCAGTCCTCGGCACTCGCCGCAGCGGTGCCGCTTCCTAGCCCGCCGGGTGACATTCTCGTAGAAGGCGGGAGCCTTAAAATCGCCACAGTCACACATCGGCCAGACCCTCCCATGGGATGCGGTAGTTGGCAGCCCACTGCGCCACGGTCATGCGCTGCGGCATGCGCTGACGGGCCTCGATTCTCCGCCCCTTGGCGCGACGCGCGCGGCGCTTCCGGCCGAAGTGGGTGCGGTCGGTGTGGCGAGTCAGGGGGCGCCACATGGGTGGCTGGCTGCCGTAGGCCTTGGCAAATGCGCGCTGAGCAATGGATGCCAGCGGGATGGCGACATCAGAGTCGGTGGGGAATGCGCGGGTGGAATCAGCCATCAGCCCGCTCCTGCAGCCCGAACGGGATGTGATCCTCTGCTGAGGTTGGATCATCCAGCGTCTGAAGGTCGCGCCATTCACGGCCGATGCCGTTGCCGTTGGTGGTGAATAAGAAATGACCCTGCAAGACATATTCTTGTAAGCCTTTGCCATCACTACGGCGGATCAGCCGATAGCAGACAGGAAAGATTGAATCTACTAATTGCCAGGGAGCGATTGTCATGGTGAAACGTGCGAGGGGATGGGGTTAGTCGGAGGCCTGCTCCTGGGCGGCCGGCAGCGCATCAACCAAGGCCAGGAACTTCGCCTGGATGCGGCGGCGCTCCGACTGGCGATAGTGGCCACTCATGGGGGCGTCAGCAGGAAGGTCATCTTCATCCGGCAGGATCATGGCAACGGCCGCTCGGATGGCAGCCGCATGGCCGCTCGACTGCGTGTGCACAGCGGCATAGGTGGCGCGAAGTTCAGCAGGAGTGGGGATGACCATGTTTGGTGCTGCGGTGGGGTGGTGTTGCCGGGGTTGCCCCGGCAGGGGGTCAGTCTGCGCCGTAGGTCAGGCTGCCAAATGACATGTGTGGATAAGCCATTGACTCACAACAAATATAATTGTTTAACAAATCTTCCGCTTTTTCTTGCATTGCGATTACTTCTGCAACGTAAGAATCATGTTCCGGATGCTCCCAGTCATCACGTGGATCGGTATCAGTCATCCTGACAAGTTCCTTGCGAAGTTGGGTGCATTCCGCACAGGCTTGTTCAAATAGTAATCGAAGCGGTTGAACCAGGGGGAGTGTTGCAGTAGCCATTGTTGGCAAAGCGATGGGATGTGGAATGGTGTGTGGGGAATGCCGACGATCTGGCAGGCTCCCCACGGGCCAGGGGCTGGAGCCCCGAAGGAGGCGGTTGCCTCCCGATGCGCCAATCATCCCCCGCCTTTCACCCCTCGCCATGGGTTCGTAACAATCCTTCATATTCCCACGTGGTTCCCACAAATCCTCGGGAGACGCAGGGATCCCACAGATCCTCAGGGATGTCCACCCCAAGCATTCTCAAGGCCTCAGGAGCTGCAATGATCCACAGGAATGCCGGACCCTAAGGCTCATAACCTGAAGGTCGCAGGTTCAAATCCTGCCCCCGCATCCAGAGAAAAGCCCCGCAGGCCAATGGCTTACGGGGCTTGAACATTCCGGGAGCAGCTTACCGCGCGGCGGGCGTTCCCACGTAGTGACCACAGATGGGGTCAGGGTTCGTCGGTCTCAGCCGCTGCGTTGATCTTGTCTTGGAGGTCCTGCAGCTGCTGCTTCGTGTGCTCCAGCTCGGTCCGCAACCGCTTGATCTCTGCGTCCCTGCGGTCGATCGCCTTTTGTTTGGAGATCTTGACTTCAGGCGATTCCAGGACAAAGTCCTCACCAAGGATGCAGCCGCTTTCGGGAATCACAACGGCCAGCTCCGCTTCCCGGCCTTCAATGAAGTATTGATCTCCCAAGATTATTGACATTTTCGGTTTACACGTTTCTAGCGTGTTGTATCCCTGTTTAATAAATACTGCGTTGTGCTCAAGCATCCCGGCGAGCGCGGGAAGTGTTTTGTCAGAGCCCAGGTTTGGGACATGAATCGCGACGTGGGTGGCGCCTTGGATTTCGATGAGAGCAAACATGGAATTGAAAATGATGTGATGGAATTTGCCAGATTGGGTGCGGCTCCGGCGGGCCGCGTGGTCAGGGCTGCGCGTCGAGCGCATCTAGGTGGGGGGCAAGCAGGCCAGCCTCATCGAGCGCCCGCATCGTCGCCCACCAGGAAGCGTCCGACTCAGCCTCCCAGCAGTCTTGGCACAGCAGGCCGCCATCGGCGGCTGGCCAGTTGTCGTGAGGCTGGGGGCAGCGGCAGCAGGAGCTCATGGCTGCACATCCCCCGCTCGCTGAGGCTTGCAGCCCCGATGCTCGGCGCTGATGCGCCGCCCCAGTGCCACCAGCTCGTCGATTCCGCCAATGGCGCCAGTCTGAGAGGCGCAGACCCAGCATGATGCCAGAGGCCAGGGCGAAGGCATCCAGTGCCAGGAAGATGAGGAAGTCGGTGATCATGGTTCAGCCGGTACAGTGCGCCCGCCATGGGGCTGGGGCTTGCGGGGCATTCCGGGCGGGGGCGGCGCAGGAGGCATGGGCACGCAGTTGCCGTTGCTGTCCTCGCCGGCTCGATAACGGCTTGAACTGCTGTACCGGCTGAAGCGGTGATGCCAGGGCCAGCCGCAGAGCACCAGGCTGAACAGGGCACCCATGGCAAACCATGCGATCGCGTTCATGGCTTCACCTCCAGGAGTCTCCTGACATCATCTGGCAGCTCATCCAACGGCACATCGAAAAATCCAAGCTTGCCGGACCGGGGTGTGAACGGGAGCGGTCTTGGATCCCGCAGGAGAAACCCGTAGCAGCCGGTGAACCAGCGGGAAGATGATTGAGTCACGCAGCCGTAGACTTCAACGCTTCCGATTATCCCGCCGCGTTGGACGGTTTCACGGGTGAGACCGGCTTGGTTGGCTTTTAGTCGCGCATTACTACTTCGGCCAAAGTGCCAGGCTGCATCCCATTCCTGTTCGCTCATTGTTTTTGCCGCATGGATCAAAACACGGCAGCGAATGTTTGTGCGCCAGTTGCGGTTTTCAACGTCCTTGCCGCCGTGAATAATCATCCACGCCCAGGGCTGGCGAATACTTAAGGCGAGCATGGCTTCACCTCCCGGTCGCGAGGATCCACCCAGCGCAGGCCAATCAGCCTGAACAGCTCCGGCTCGGTGCGCACTGGCACCACGGTCCCATCAGAGCGGCGCAGCAAGCCTCCCTCGGAGCGGTAGCCAGCCCGGACCCAGGCAGGTGCCAGCACCGTGCGGCACCAGTCCGCTGAGCCTGTTCGGATCGCACGCTGCAGGCCGTAGCCGTCAGGGTGGACCATGAACAGGTCGAGCCTGATCCCCTCGGGGAGGAGCCTCTGTGTGTACTTGCAGGGCAGCCCTCCGCGCACCTTCTCCCACTGGTTGACCACCGTGGCGATGCCACTGCAGAACAGCGGCGAGGCGTCATAGGGCCTCGGCACGCAAACGATCTCGATGTCACCGATGGTGGAACACCGGCGGCGGATGGAGCCAGCCAGGCTGATCACCTCACAGTGTGGCTCCAGCTCCAGCATCACGCCCACGGCGATGTGTTCAGCTTCCGCGAGGGGGATGCGGTTGGTGGTGCTCATGGCTGGGCCTCCCGAAGCCTTCGTAGCAACGCGTGTGTTCTTGGCGCCGAACCTCTACCCTGGCGCCAGTCCGGCGCCTCGGCATCCATCAGGCTGCACAGCTCATCCCAATGGTCAATGATGCGAGTCCAAACCGGAGAGCATGTCGCCATGCGTGGCAGAAACGCCCCAATCACTGGCACTTGCTCCACCAGCAGGCGACAGCGGCGCAGGTCATCAGGATCGTATGGATGATCGGCAGTTCCGCCATGGCCCATGATGTGAGCGGCCATTGCATTGCTGCTAAGGCCTCGTTCTCCATTCAAGAACCAGACGGTTAGAGCGTCGCTCATGGCTGATCCTCCTGGTCGGCATCCCCCCGGCGAGCTGCGATGGCATAACCCGCCACGTCCTCCCAGTGCTCTGGATCATGCGGATCAGCCCCGCACAAGATCCGTGCAAGCTTATGGCAGATCATGTCCAGCGCCTCTTGCTCCCCAGATGTGAGCAAGTGCCAGTTGGGGGCATGGTGGATGGTCACCTTCAACGCCTGGGCCCTGAGCCCGACCGGCTCCATGCCTCCATGCTGCTGGTCTCTGTTTGGAATTGTCATAGGACCATGGGTGGTGGTGGTGTGTCTGTGGTGGGGGCCTTTACCGGGGGCGACCATGCGCCCCACATTCGCAGCCAGGCCCTCAGTGCCTTGCCGCTGGCGCCATAGGCGGGCATCGGCTGAAGGGCAGCGATCACCTCAGCGCCGGTGACGGCTTGCACACTGGCTCCAAGGGCAACAGCTGTCTGACCTGCTATGCTCCTCAGCCAAGCACAGTACGATGATCCTCCAGCCTGGCTCATCACCATGGCAGGTAAGAGATTTCGCCAGCAGGTAAAAACGCCATCGCTGTGACGGTAGACGAGGGTTGAGGGGCTGCGGAACTGTTCTGGCCTCCCCTCTGGAGGGATCTCCAGCCCGGCGAGGGTGACAGCGGCGTGAACCTCAGGAGTCCAGACAACCTCCCGCGCGAAGCGGCGCCACTGCGGGACCGGTGGGGGGGGAGTTGCCGAGGAATCCTCGGCAACTGGCTGCTTCAGCCCAGAGAGGACGTCAGCAAGGAAAACCTTTGGGTTCCAAACGACATCCCGCGCGAAACGGCGCGATTGTGGGTCAGTCATCGTCGTCACACCCCCTTCGACTGTTGCACGGTGGTGTCCCCGTTGTAACGACCGGTGACCGCATACGACAGGATGGGACGCGCAAGCATGCGCTTAAAAACCATTTGCCCGATCCTCATGCCGGGCCACAACTTCACAGGCCAAAGCTGACGGCTGTTGTGCAGCTCCATCGTCAACACTGAGCCGTTCCACCCTGGATCACACCAGCCAGCCAGCAGGTGCTGGATGCCAGCGCGGGCCAGGCTTGACCTCAAAACAAACTGCGCCGCGACATCCTCCGGCAAGTTGAATCCTTCAATCGTCGGCGCCAGGCCAAACTGGCCAGGGACAAACTCATAAGGATTTTCCCTACTGTGCTTGTGCAAAGGATAAGGAACCAACTCAGGCGACTCTGCTGATTCAATCAGCAATGTGCTTCCCAGTCTGACGTCAATACTCGCGGCGTTGACCAGTCTGCGGTCAAATGGCGTGACCATGCCTTGCTCGCACAGCCGGATGATTTCGGCATCATGAAGAATCATTGGTCTCTTGCAGGGATTGGAGAACTGGCCAGCTCCAGCTGGCTGATGCGCCATTCGTCACCAGTGACGTTGCACTTCACAAAGTAGTGCGGCCATTGCAGTGCCGAAACAGGCACGTAATAATCCACCACTGTGCCTGTGAACATCGGCTGGTGACGGACGTAGACTTTATCACCCGGATGAAACTTCCAGGCTGATATTGGAATAATCATGAGTGAATCACAGCGATGGTCGTTGCAAAACCGTAGACGTTCAGAATGGCAAAGCGCTTGTCTCGCGCTTTGTCGGTGCTGGGTGCTGTCCAGGCACGCTTGGGATCAGAAGTGAAC